GAGTCGCCAGCGCCAGCATCAAGACAGCACAACGTATTGCTGCCTAGCCCTTGGAGGTTCAGAATATCCATCAGTGTGGGAGCTTTATTTTTGCCCCCCAGACTTCCCCATCCGTAACGTGTCACGGCTTAAGCCTTCAACGAGCCAGACAGCTTCCAAACATTCGTAGCCGTTTTGACAATCATCGCCGTTGAATGTTGTGCATTCAGCTTGAGAAACGAGCTTTCGGAATTTATCGTGACACCCGCTTCCGCTTGTAGGACGACCTCGCCCGCACCGGAACGGCTTAGATCAATCTGCGCCCCTACCGGGATAGCTACCGTGCCGTTTGCCGGAACAGTGATGGTAACAGTGCCAGCATTGTTGAAATCAACAGGACGCCCAACATCGGAAGCCGCGAACGTGTAAGACGTGCCGGTTTGGAAATTAATATCCCGAACAGTCCCGGTTCGCTCGCCAACTGTTTGCCAACCCGAGCCGTTCCACTCCAAGCGAAACACATGAAAGGCGTAAGCCGTTTTCGACGCAGCACCATCAATCGTATCCGAGCCGTTTGGACTGATCGTGCAGCGCCCCGCAAATGCGCCCTCGAAATCGATATAATCGCCTTCAGACAGCCCGCTCCCCGCCGGCAATGTATGCGTCTTGGCGGCGGTTAGCTTGTGAACTTTGGTAAGGGAATTTGTAGTTAGAGTCGTATTGTCTGAAAGCGTAACGACCGGGAAGCGTGCAGAGTCAGGCGTCGCAAATCCCATGGAGCCGTTGCCGACGCGCAGGAACTTTCCAATATCAGAGGGCGTCGGAGCCGGAACTAGGCCTTTAACACCGTTTGCCGAAGGGGATAAAGTCGGCCCCTGAACTGCGCCGAGCAGCGACAACAGAGTCGTCATCGAAGATGGATTCGGGACGCCGTTATCGTCGAAGATCGGTACCTGATTCTCGTTCCCCTTCTGCATCTTGAAAAGGGGAACGTCTTGCGAGCCATCTACGGCAGCGCCACACATCACCCAAACAGGCGGAGAGAAATTCGTGTTCAGATAGACGGTGCCGAGGCCAGCCCAATCGGGGCGAGTCGTGCCGGAATAGTTATCGAGAAACGAAGTCCAGAAGTTAGAAAGCAAAGCCGCTAGCTGCGAGCCGGAAGTGATATTGGGATTAATCGTCCCAATCGGATTGCGAGACATTAAGCGGTCACCTTCCCATATCCTTTCGCGACGTAACCAAAGGTGCGCTCCTGCGAGACACCAGCCGCGTTGAAAAATTCAATATCAAAGCCATCTTCGGCCTCGTTAGATTTTGTGTAGTAATCACCAGTCGCCATATCGCGGGCATTGATGCCAACACCAGGAACGGCCTTGAAGCGTGGAACGTAAGTCACTCGCAAACCGCCATCAGGGCAGGTAAGCGCATCCTCCGCGACAACGCGGTCGGGCATATCAATCGAAATATCCATGTTGAGAACGCGCGGCGAAATGCCAATGCGGTTTGTTCTCAGCGTAACGCGAAAATCAAAGCCTCGCGCCGAGTAGTCGCCCACCCTAAATTCCTCCCAATCGCTCCATGATGGAGCCGGAGAAACGGAGAGCGGATCGTCATTCGTGGTGCGAACCTCAAGAAGTACCGACCATTCGGACGGATCAATGTTCGATAGCGAGGCAACGTCTGACAGGCGTACCCAACTTGAAATCGCTTCAAGATCGTTAGTCGCGTCAACGCGCAACAAAACCGAGACTCGGCTGGTGTAGACTTCCGAGAGATCAATCGGCTGGTCAATCTGATACGAGCCGACAGTCGTTCCGCCGCCTACGCCAAAAGCCAATTCGGGAACATCCTCGATATGCGGCCAGTCGCCAATGTCGTCTTCAAAATCAAGGCGTAGGGCATTGGTGAAATCGACAACCGTATCCGTTCGGCTTCCAGTCCAGCCCGGCTCTTCTTCTTCATTGAAGACCGCGTTGAAATTCAGCGCGCCGGAAATAGTCGAGATAACTGAAGCAGCATTAACGCTGGCTATGCCCTGCCGAGTAACGCCCTTGACGAAATACGTTCCAGACATGGCCGGGACTTGCGCGGATGTGCCGGCAATGCGCGGAAGCAGAATGGACGATGTGCCATATTGAGCGGAGAACACATCGGGAGAGAACCTGATTTCGTAATGATCGAGATTCAGCGCCTCCACGGCGTCCCATGACGCCGTAGCCGTCTCACCCAGTACCGATAGCTTGAAATTCTGCACATCATCGGGAGGTGCAAGCAGGCCGTCTAGAGATAGAGTTGTAGTCTGTGCCCACGGCGAGGCGCGTCCCAGTGAGTCAAGTGCGCGAACGCGAAAGACGAAATTCCCCGACCCAACATTATCAATATCAATGGACGGGGTATTTGACCTTCCACCATCCTGAAACAGTTCGCCCTCACCTGCATACTGGACTTCAAACAAGGCAACGCGAGCATCCTGCGGCGGCGTCCATGAGACGGTAACGCGCTGAGCTGCGGTAGAACCGCCAACCAGAACCAGCTTGTCAGAAACCGTAATAAGCGAAGGGGCCTTAATCGGCCCCGTAGGTATCGCTGAATATGAATCGGTGTCTAGCGTTACGCCTAGATCAATCCTGTCATATTTATTTGGATCGTGAATTATCGCGCTGAAATCAAACTGGTGCGGTGCGCTTTCTTTCAACCCGACAAGAAAGAACGGTCTTGGTTTTACGCCGCCACCGGATAATGACCAAATGGCACCGGGAACCGGCGTATCGGGCAATGGCGTATCGAAATGCAATTCATCAGTCGCTCCCTCGCCGTCAGTAACATCGCGAGTAACCGCCGTGCCGTCTGGCATCGTGATCGAGACTAAGAAATCATCGCTGCTCGTGAGCGTGACAGGAGCATCCAGCGTGATCCCAACGATGGCGTCAGGAGAAGACGAATAGATAAACGATTTAATGCGGCCCGACCGACGAATACCGGCATAGGCCGGATCGTTGATCGGAATGATATTGCCGGGACGGAATTTGGCCTGATCGAAGCTGGCCGACCATGCAACCGTTTCGGCTTGGGCTTCCGTATTCAGGAACCACAGACCGACTCGATGCGCCTGCCCGCGAGACGTGCAACCGACAGCTACTATCTCCTGAACCTTGCGCCCGATCTTCTGAATCAGTGCCCGATCTTCGACGACTTCAATTTTCTGGTTGCCAGTGTCTTCCTGATCAAACCAAGTAACATGGACAACCGAATGCCGCGTCTTTTGCGAGACGCCAGCATAGGTAAAGCCCTCGACAAGCGTATTTGCCTGCGAGATAGGCGCAACCGGCTCGGTCGGCATGTCAGCCGCAAACGTAATCGTGCCTCCACCCCAGTAAGGCTGCGCACGGATACCAGAGGCTACAGTTTGCAGAACCTTCCACGCATCTTCGGCTGCAGTAATCGCGCCGTTGAATGTCGCTCTTGGCTCATAGCCCCCGAAACCGTCAGGCACAGTCTCATCGAAATATTGTCCGATGGAATAGAGCGCCCACTTATCGACAATCGACTCGTCGATAAACTGACCAAGCCCGCCGATCTTGTTCGTCAGAAGATCGTAGAGAACCCATGCAATTCCGTCATAGGCCGCTAACTTGAACGTGCCATCCCAAACGCCAGAATATTCCCGCGTTTCGGGATCAAGATTCGTCGGGATTTTGATTTCAATGCCGCGCCAGTCATAGTTTCGCTGCGGGATATTATTGCCGAAATCATTGGCGTTACCGGAGATGCCGACAAGCGCACAATGTGGATAAGAAAAGCGCTCGTCAATGATCGTGGTATAGCTCGCCCAATAGGTGGCGTTCTGTAGCGTGTCCCGCGTGCTATCGTCGGTGATACGGCGGACGCGAACCGTCCACGGCGCTGATCCCTGCAGCGGAACTCGATAACCAAGCTCGACCGGAGAGCTGGTTTTATCCGGGCCTATCGTCTCAAGTATCTTGGTGCCGAACGTGCCGCCATTAGGCTGAACATCAATGGCGAACTGGACAGATGTTTTCGGGTGATCCGCGTTATTTGAATCAATCAGCGATGGAATGCGAATCTTGACGCTAACTGCATCCACATTCTCGTCGGAGATAACGCGAGTAACTGGCGTATTCTTTTTGACTTCTGCGTTGACGCTGGTTTCCGCTTCAACGCCAGGAAATCCGTCTAGCGGCCCCTGATCGGGTAAACCATTCCGCGTCTCAACGACGATGTTGTAATAATTAAATGAGCCATCATCATTCTGAACAGGAGTCCCGTCCAGCTTTACCGATTTAAGGCCATCAGCTAACCCACCTGAAGGCCCACGCGTAATCAGGTCAATGATGTTGACGCGCGAAACCGTGCGGAGAGAATTAGGCGTGTCGAACGGGCTAGCCTGCGAGCCGCCGGACGACTTACCGCCGCCGCCGCCAGTACCCGGCCCAGTCCAAGTAGAGGCTAGTTTGGCGGGATCGCTAGACGGATCTGCAATCCTATCCGAACTAATGCCGCCGGAGATAACAACCGAGCCAGTCCATGCGCGCCCGTAAAGACGCGGTACAGGCCCGCCCTCTGCATCAACATTGGCGGTAGAGCCGAATAGGAACGATTCTCGCTGATCGCCTGCCTTGCCGCCCTTGAGGGACGGGTTAGGGGCGAGCATTTGCGCAACGCCGGAAAGGACCAGACCGGCACCCATCAGGGCGATATTGCCGTATGTCGTCAGCCCGAAAAGCGTGGACGCGCCAAGACCGCCAGCAGGCCCGGCAAACACGAAAGCCGCAGCCATGATCGTAACGCCAAGGATGACCTTGAACGTAGGGCCCGCGCCTTCGGCAGCCGGAACAAAATGAATCTCCGAGCGGCCAAGACCGAACTTTAACTCATGCTCGTCAATTGCCCTGCCAGATTCCACCGGCCCGCGAATGACGTGCCATGCATCGGCAACAAGATCGTTCTGGAAACCCTTGAATTGCGAGGCGAGCGCACGCACGGCCTCGGCGGGGTTTCTAACGTCTAGCTGAAACTCGTGGCCGTATTTTTGGGCTAGCTGGCCATGCAGATAGACCTTACGCAGCAAAGCGTACTGCCCGCCTTACAAATCGCTGCCAGTTATTCAGCGGCTCCCGCTTTGATAGGTTTTCCGGGCTTCCGCCGGCGTGATGCAGAATGAGATTGTTTGCTTCCAATACGGCGCAATGATTAGGAACGCGGGCACCAATCTGCATGATCAAAATGTCATTCTCTTTCGCTTCGCTCGTATCAATTTGAAAACAGCCGGCAGCTTCCATGCTTTCGGAAATCAGGTCTTTTGGCTCGATGCCATCCCGCTTCTTCCACCATTCGTTATCGCGCGGAAATTCGGGCATCTTGATTTTGAACTTCTGCCAGCGCCATGAACGCACCAGCGAATAACAATCGAATACACCGTGCATGAACTTTCGGCCCAAGAGCGGAACATCCAGAAGATGATCGCCAAGCCACAGAGGCCCATGAGCGGCCTTGCCGTTCGTCCAGACGATGCCCCAAGGTATTGCTGTTCTAATCATGCCCTGCATATCGAGGGCTGATGGATGCGGCCCATCGCCGTTTTGCGCAACGTGGCTATGCACGATGGCCTCAGCGCCTATTAATAATTCCGGTTTGATCTTGAACGAGCGTTGTGGGTTATCAGCGATGTTTTCGCATTCGATATACTGGCCCCCTCTGATAACAGCGCAGCACTCATTTGGGCTTTTGCGTATAGCGTGCTTGCGGGCAGCCAAGTCAACTTCTTCACCGAACATTATTGTCTAATCCGCGCAACGCCGGGGAACCCGCCAAAAGGAAGCGAGCCAGTTGGAAATCTTTTTTTGCAATCCGAAACGCGCTTGCCGCATACATCAAGAGACGGAACGGAAGTGGAATTACCATTCACGTCGAACATATCAACGCCGACATACGGGCAGCCAATGACTTTGGAATAACCGTATTCGCTGCCGTCCCAGAACCGATAGGTCCACTGGCAGGAGTTTTTCAGGACGGCATCGGTCGGCAGTAAAACGCCCTGCTGATCTATGGGAGAGGCTAATTCGTATTCAACAATCGTTTTTGTCTGAAGCGATTTGCGGTCTATCTTGAAAACGTCAACCTGATAATGGCTATCGGGGTCTGCCTCTGGCTTTCCGTCAAGGAACCGATCAAACGTGCGCCAGCGAGTAAGCGTAGCGCCCACAAGATCGTTGTATTGGATATTCAATCCAGTAAATGAAAGATCGACGTTCGCCGTTCGGAATTTAGGTGTTGGTGCTGGCCCATCGCCGCCCCATTCCCACCCATCGGTTTCAAACGGGTGCGGAGTGTAGATATTACCCCGCCAAGTAACGGCCTCTGGAATAACCTCGCCGCTGGCAAACGTCACCAATGGCGCTGGAACGAGATAAAGAACAACACCGCCCAATGCGGTTAGATCAATGTCTATCAGTTCAACATGAGAGCCAAGTGAGGCTTTTTGAACATGCGCCTCAAGAGACAATATCAAACACCTCTTTCAGCGTAGCGGAGTAAGAACCGCCCACGCCATATTCATATCCATTCCGCCAGCCAGCACACGTCCACATGCGCTGCGCGCTATCGCCAGCTACCCAATATAAAAACGCCTCGTCGCCGCCATGAGACTCGAAAAAGCTATCCAGGTCTGCGGCTTCATCAAAGGTGAGATAATCCCAATTCAGAACAAGAGAGCGAGAGATGGAATTAATCCCATCCCTCGCCCGCTGAGAAT